CTCGAGCGCTAGCATTAGATCTGGCGGAGAAGTGGCGTGACCAAGAAACAAGATCAGGACGCGGCTGATTTCTTTAAGGAGGATGCTAAGCGTATGGGTATTGGCATCCGCGAGTATTGCCGAAGGTTTGGCATTGAGTATGAGTCACTGGGTGGCCTCGAGAAAAAGGACCCCTTGACAAAGCATGAGCATCTAGATTACCGTACGTGTGACGTATGCAGGATGAACTCCATCCTCAACGGTCGCAGTACGGAGGATCTAAATGATTAGCTTAGTATTAGCAGTGGCGATGGCCTTTCAAACTACGGGAGTTCAGACTGGCCTAGCCTCCTGGTATGGCGATACCACACCGGGCGGCCCTAAGGGTTGCTACGGTGGGTATCGCAATACCTGTAGCCCCTACGTCCCCATCTCTGAGGGTGGGCGTGGGGGCGAACTTATCTGGTACGCAGCTGTGCCGGGGTTCAAGTTCCGCGACAAGCCCTACAAGGTAGAGGTGTGCAGGGTCAAATACCCTGGCCGATGTGTCGTCGTCACGGTACGCGACTGCCTCTGCAGCAAGAAGACGAAACATATGATAGACTTGTCGCCGGCAGCATTCATGCGACTGTCCACGTTGGCAACAGGCAGTGTGCTGGTTACAGTTAGGAGGGTTCTTGATGTACGATACGGAGGACGCTGACATCGGAGTGGGCGAGTGCCCCATCTGCGGCAAGTACCGCAAGCAGATTGACGCCGGCACCATGAAGCCGTGCTACATGTGGGATAGAGTTAAGGAGGCGGACGATGAGCAACAGGGATAAGTACTTCCGGGAGAGGACAAGGATTGGCAAGCTCGAGGCAGCTGCCATCAGGTTCGCCCTTACGCTTGGGCACGAGCCCAAGCTGGTAGCTGATAGCCGTCAGGCCACGTCGGTTGGATGCTACAGCTGTGACGCATGGGGCTGCGTAGAGATTGAGAGTAAGATAGAGATAGTGCACGGCGATATCTTTGAGGAGACATGCGGCACGACAGTACTAGACAAGGAGGTAATCTATGCATCAAACCCCGCACTCTATTGAGGCAGAGCGCTCGTTACTAGGGTCGATCCTTATCGACCAGGCTGTGCTTTCTGAGTTCGAGCTAGCGCCGGACGACTTCTACGATCCACGCCACGTTAAGATTGCGCGTGCCATCGTAGATGTTCACACGTCTGGAGCTGCCGTCGACATCGTTACTGTGTCCAATGCACTGGCCACATCTTCGGTGCCGATGCTGTACCTAGCTGAGCTTACTGATGGCGTGCCTACGTCTATCCATGCGCATAGCTACTACGAGATCGTAGAGCGCATGGCTGTGCTGCGTGGCCTGGTCAAGGCAGGCACTGAGATTGTCGAGAGCGCATACAAGATGCCGGAAGACCCAGCTACTGCCATTGATGAGGCGGAGAAGATCCTCTTCCGCATCGGCAACAAGCGCCGGGCTGCACGGTGGAACGATGCGCTTGACCTGATGAACATGACCAAGGGTAGGGTGAAGTCCATCGTCATCGACGGGCTACGCCCAGGCGTACGCTCAGGCATCAGCCAGATCGACGCCATCACTGGTGGCTGGCAGAAGTCTGACCTAGTCATCCTCGCCGCACGCCCAAGCGTGGGCAAGACGGCATTGGCTACCAGCATGGCGCTGTCGGCTGCCATCTCAGGCAAGAAGGTGGCTATCTTCTCCATCGAGATGAGCGCTGAGCAGGTGGGCGCACGGCTCCTGTCGTCAGCGTCAGGTATCCCGCTCGCTGCTATCCGCAACGGTGGGCTAGACATGGTGCAGCTCAGCGACCTGGAGGACTGGGCCACTACGGTGTCGAAGCTAGGCATCTACGTTGATGACTCGCCAACTGCTAGCCCATCTGTGATGCGCTCGAAGTGCCGCAAGATTGCAGCTGAGCGTGGCGTTGACCTGATCATCGTCGACTACCTGCAGCTCATGGTCCCTGACCGCAGCGGCAAGGATCAGAACAGGGTCAACGAGGTAGCCGACATCAGCCGTGCACTCAAGGGCATCGCTCGTGAGCTGGACGTGCCGATCATTGCGCTGTCCCAGCTCAGCCGCATGAGTGAGTACCGTGATACCGGCGAGCCCCGGCTCTCCGACTTGCGTGACTCCGGTGCCATCGAGCAGGACGCAGACATGGTGCTCATGCTCTGGCGCAAGGAACAACCCGACTTCACCAAGCAGTCTGAGGTAGTCAGCTGCAAGATTGCCAAGCACCGCAATGGTCCGACCGGTGTGTGTGATCTTGAGTTCGTCAAGTCGACCGCAAGCTTTAGGGGGTGACATGTCAGTAACCAAACCGTTGCAACTTTCTATCGACTGCGGATGCTTCGACCTTTGCGACCACGCAATCGAGAGTATCTCTGAGCTTATACAGGATGCCTTCGACGCAGGGTATGACGAGGGCTGGTCGGAATCATTGCAAGGCCTACGCCGGATGATGATTAACGAAGGGGTACCAGGGGCAGAAGATTTAATCGTGCCGCCCCCGCCAGGTAAGAAGGCAGGCGCAGCTATCACCGAGCGTGGCTCGAAGAAGAAAGAGTACTCCAACTAGCCTCGCCATCGTCAGGTCTGGGGCGTTCGGTGCTGCGATAAAATAAAAAAAGTGCCATGGTAGATGGGAAGGACTCATCTACCATGGCGTATCTAATCAGCCGTAGACTATCTCACCGAATAGTCCCAGCTGTACTACTGCATCAGCTCCATCTGCATCCACATGGAACTCATTATCGTTAATGATCTGATACATGTGAGGATACTTCTCGATGAGCAACTTGACACCAGCTCTGATCTTAGCCGGTGTTAGCTGCTCATCTTTGAAGTCATCGTCTTCTGTATCTGATAGAACTACTAGTACTTGGTCGGGTTCAAGAGGATGAACGATGTCATTCTCCCAGTCCTCGTACAAGTACTGCCACTTGTACTCGTCTGCTATAGCCCAGTATCCAATGCCACCTTCTAGTGCTGTGGTGTAGATGCTGACTACCTCTTTGTCGCTTAGCTCTATGTCTAGTATCTTCATGCTACCTCCTATACTATCTGGATAAGGCGTCCGCCTTCGTTGCACTCGTCGTCCGCTGATACCAGCATGACGATGAGTGTACCATCCGGCTTCTTGAATGTGATGGTAGGGAATGGGTTGCTGAACAATGGCGTGCCATCCAGGTCATTGCCATCTACCAACCCACTTACTACTGTGCATCCAATCAGTGGATCAATCATCTCCTTCATGATGTACGCTGTCTCTGCGTCAATGTGTTTAGCACGTTGCTCGTCTTCGAGCTGGCGCATTGCGTCAAAGTTTACCATATCATCCCTCCTTATCTTTCAACATTCTTTGCCAACAATCTTCACAATATATCTTCCAGTCTTCTTCTGATTCAGAAAAGTCAACAACGATGTGACCTTCGTCATACTCTGGTAGCGCTTGGTCACACTCCCAACATACGCGTCTAGTCATATCACTCCTCCTCTAAGAAGCAGTCGTGGCCGTATGTCCACTCTTGCGACTGCTCTTCATCGAGCATATCAAATACCCTATTGCAGTTAGGGCAAATGATTATCATTGCCATTGCTACATCTCTACTATTAATCATCTGACTTGACTCCCTTCTCTGCTTGATGCTCAGCCTCAGCTAGCTTGCGCTCGCATTCAGCAATGGCTGGCTCTACTACTTCCTCAAAGAACTTAGCATACCCACCTGGGTACACATACCCTCCGCATCCATCCAGTGTCTCAGTGCTAGTGCATCCGCACTCTTTGCACTTGTTCTCTGTATAGATGTCGAATCGGAAGACCTCACCCCTGAGGTACGCGTCGAAGTTTTCTACCGCATCACGAAGGAATCCCTCGTACTGATGTGGTAGTAGACTCCATTCGTCTGCGATCTTGCGAGTGATGCATGCGAATCCACACTGCCCGCTATCCCATGGATCATTGTATCCGCCAAGGCTGACGCTGACACCACTGTGTGCCAGCATGAACAGCGGCTGGTAGTACACGATGCTCTCTGCCTTGAGAGCAGCATCGAACTCATCCATTCCATCGCAGACTTCATCAACTGCGATGTGCCTGCCGGTGCCTCTGGTACCAATGATGTAGAAATCGCTACGAATATCTGTTGTATCGTAGTCATAATCTACATGGGTCTCCCACTGGATACCAGACTCTGTCTTGCCACCTTCAATAGCTGTGTTCATAGTCCCTCCTGTGCGTCATGCACATAATGCTTAGCGATTTGATACCAATCTACCATCGGCAGGTAACCAATGAAGATCGCGTCTGATGCTGGGCCATGCAGTTCGTCTCGGTCAATGTGTCCGAAGAACATCTCTTCTGTATAATCTTCAAGCCACTTAGACAATGCATACTTAGCTTGATCTGTATCTACCTTCTCATCGTCTGTCGCATCTTCAAGTTCCTTTAGTGCTTGTTCATAGATGGCATCGCCCATGCCGTCCACTTCTCCAATCCATAGTGCTGTGTTCCATGTCTCCCAGTTAGTCCATCCATTGTATGACTTGTCGCACATAACTACTCCTTCCGTAGCGTGTGCCGGATGGGTGGTGAACCACACCTCTAACCCATCCGGCTGCACCCTACTTAGCTATTACTTGACACCCTTTGATGCCAAGAACTTCTTGTCCTTCAACTTCTTGCTGAAGGTGATGTGGACTTCTGCTACTGTGGATTCATACAGATCGGCAGTGTCTGCGCGCTCGGTAAAGTCACAGCCTGGCTTCTGAGTTCGCCACTCACGCAGCAATCCTTCATCGCTCAGAACTGTATTGAATCCATGATAACCATCCCATGCATCATTGATATCTGAGACCTTCATGTCAAGAGATGTAGCAATATTCAGTGCCTTGATATTCCCAGAGACACTGTTGCTATAACTATTACCCTTGGCAACACGCTTGGCTAGTTCAGGCAATGATGCTTGCATGATCAAGCCAATGATAGATGCGCTTGGTACTTCGATGCTAACCTGCTGATTGAACTCAGCTGGTAGGTCCTTGAGCTTAGGTGCTCCGCACTCGTTAGTCTTCTTAGCCATTTGAGACCTCCTTCTTTACTACCTTATAACCAAAGCCTGACTTGTCATCATAGAATGACTCAAGCTTATAGTTGTTGTCGAATGACAACTGTCCGTTCTCAGATTCCACTACCACTTCTAGCAGTGCGATGAGGTTTACAAACTTCATCTTGTCATCATACTGATTGTTGCCATCAATCAGATTGTCAAGACGATTGAGATACATGTCGTATAGCTTGCTAACAAACTTGACATGGCGCATGGCCTGGTCAACATCGTGCTTGCTATATCCGACAAGTTCATCTACCTCATCGATTAGATTGGCTAGGGTTCCCTTGACATCATCAAGTTCTGAGACAGCATCCTTCGCATTGTCTGCTGCCTGATCTGCGCTCCAGCTTGCACTGTCAACGCTAGACTGGACGCTCTCTAGTCCTTCCCTAATGCTATTAATGTCAGCCATTAGCTGCCTCCTCACATTGCTTGCAGCACCACGACACATACAATGATGTGCTTGGTGATGCTGATTCCTTGAGCTTCTTGACTTCACTTACAACTTTGTCAATGTTACCATTAACATAGGTTGAGAAGTGACTGTCAGGAACCTCAGTAAATGTCACGACTTCGATCATTGCACGGTGATCATCACCGCTGCAACTTACGTCGTCTGGTTCAAATACCATATCGTTTACCATAATCACTCCTTTAGTTATTGATATTCATAATGCGTGTTAGTTCACTCATCACCTCCTCTTCGCTCATTGGTGTATCACTTACCTCACGATGCTTGTCAAGCTCATCGTTTGTTGGATATGGTACGGCCATCTCTTCAGCCAACTCATAGCCTAGCATATACAACATCTTGCCAAGCAGATCAAAGTACTGTTCGAGTGCATCGAGTGTACTCTTGGCTGCCTGATCTGGCGTTGCACCATCAGCAATCATCAACTCCTCTGACTTTGAGAACACTTCAGGATAGTTGCTGCGAAACCGTGCTCGCTGCTCTTGAAATGCTTCAAACATAAACCTTCCTGAGATCAGGATGGCTAATGCTTCTTCAGCCTGGTCTGGATTGAAACCAAACTGTAGGTCTACCTTGACCCTGTTGTCTTCCATGTTACCTCCTTGCGGGATATATTCTTCGGGGGGCAGACCCGCGCCGCCTCCGAAGAGAGCGCAGGGAGGGGCCATCGTATTGCCATCGTCAGGCTGCCATC